CGGCATTGCTAAGAATCCTGGTAAGAATCTTACAACCGCTGGTGTCGCACAGCAACTAAGTCAAGGTTCAGTTCCAAATCAACCCTCGGCTCAGAATATCCAACGCCCGTACTTTGATCCTGATGGGAATACGCTGCTTGAAACAGCCGATCCTGATACAATCTTTGTCGGTCAAGTCGGTCCAGCTGAATCAGTAACCCAAGCGAATGTCGGCGTTCCTTACGGCATTTCGATTGATACCGATAATCACTGGTACGTTGATACGGCAAAGGTTACCGTAGGTACCAATACCTGCGTCATGATTGTGAAACTTGATCCTAACGACCAAGCCGCAGTCAAGCGTGGAGTATACTTTAGATTCATCGTTGGCTATGTCCAACCGATAGCTTAAGAAAGGAGGATTAAATATATGACAATGGTTAGAGGTCAGTTTTCTCAACTAATGGCACCTGGGCTTCACGCCGAGTTTGTCCATTGGATTGATACACTTCAGCGCGAGGAAGAATTCAGCCACATCCTCCACGTCGAGCCATCGGATAAAGCCTTTGAAGATGAGGTAGAATTTTCAGGCTTGCCTCCGATGCCTCTAAAACCCGAAGGCGAATCTACGACATATCAAGATGCCATTCAAGGCGGCACCTTCCGATATATCAATAATACATTCGCTCTTGGGGTTCGTTCTTCATTCGAACTTTATGAAGACGATCAGTATGGTATTATCATGCAAGTCCCGAAGGCTATTGCACGCTCGGCTCATTTCACGAAAGAACAACGAGCGTGGAATATCTTCAATCTAGGCTTTACTACTCAGGTAACTGCTGATGGAGTTTCACTCTTTAATAACCAGCATCCTCTCCTGGGTGGTACAAACGCGACTTCGGTAGGTCCGGGCGTTAATAATGTTATCAGCGCCGCAGGTACTTATCCGAATCGACCTGCAATTGACGTTGATTTATCCTTCACGGCTATCCAGCTTATGATTAATCAATTCGAGCGCCTTATCGACTCGCAAGGTCTTCCGATCTCTGTGAAGCCTCGCTACCTCGTTATCCCGCCCGAACTAAAGTGGATTGCTCGTGAGATTCTTGGTTCGCCACATAAACCCTATACCGCTGATAACGAGATCAATGCGTTGATTAAAGAAGACCTGCAATACTTCATTAGTCATTATTTGACCTCTGCGTCAGCATGGTTCGCAGTAACAGAAAAAGATGGCCACTGGCTTAAGTTCCTTGTCCGTAGGGAACTTGACGAAGACTTCTCGGATGACTTTGATACTTTTAGTATTAAACAGTTGTCGAGAATGCGATTCGCTACAGGCGCCACTTCTTGGATGGGGACTTGGGGCTCGAACGGTCCTTAGTCGTAGGAGGCTCTTATGCCTATGCAATCACACAGCGGTCGTGGTATCGCACCTTGGCATTACTGCGATCGCTGTGGTTATAAATATCGAGTAACAGAATTAAGAAGGCAGATAGGGCTAATACTATGTGAGACTTGTTTCGATAATCCTCTTGCATGGCAACGCCCCATCATGATTCAAGATTTGCTAAACTTTACGTCAGGTGAAGAACTTCGCGTAGCGGAGATTCTTAAAGAAAATCTTGGCGATGATGTTACTGGCTATGAAAGTTAGAAAGGAGTATAAATGTTTATACCGACGTATGATGAGTCTAATTTCCCGGATAACGCCAATTCTCCAACTCCTGTAACTCCATCAGTCTTCAAACACGGAGTTGTAGCTCAAGGAAAGTTTATTGCCCAAGTCGTATATCAATTAACAAGTGCTCAGCTTCTAGCCTTGCAAACGACTGCAATTCAACTTGTAGGTGCGTTCGGTGCGGGTTGGGCATTATTGCCAACTTCTATGAGTGTCCAGTATAAATACGGTACTACTGCATATACGATTGGAAATGCTGATAATAGATTCCAAATCGAATATACGGGTAAAAGTGTTAACCTACTTAGCTCTTTAGCTACTGGACTTGTAGACCAAACTGTAAATGAAATTGTAACGGCTAGACCAGCAGTAATTGGTGTTATAACCGCTCAGACGGCTATGGCAAATCTTGGTCTAGAATTAAAGCTTCTAGGAACTACACCAGCTCTAACTCTTGGAGATGGTACTGTAATAGTAACATTAGGTTACGAGGTATTGGTACTTCAATAATGATAATGTGGCCCATTCCAGCCTTCGGTTCTATGAATAAGCTTATACCGAGCTTTGCTCAGGCTATAAGTAGGGCCGAAGGCTTGTATGTTAAAGGTTCTATACCAGCACGTATAAATAATCCAGGAGATTTAAAGCTAGGTGATATAGGGTTCGGTGCTTTAAATTCGGGTATGACGATATATCCGACTTTTGAACAAGGATGCCGAGCCTTATATCGTCAGTTAGATTTAATTTTAACGAATACTAGCCATGAATATTCAACTTATATGACTTTCTCCCAAATCGCTAGAATATGGACTGGGAATAATAATCCAATAAGTTGGGCGTCAATCGTGGCTAAGAGTTTAAATGTATTCCCAGATACGACGATTCAAAGTTGGATGTCGAATCATGTCTAATTTCTATCTTATTTCCGAAGGTGGTGATGGTTTGGGCCTTGCTATTAGGCTAAAAGAAGAAGGCCATAACGTAGCTATAACTATTAAAGATTCGAGGCTCGAAGAACGTGGTGAAAATCTTATCGACAAGGATACTTTACCTGGCTTTGGCAGTATTATCCTTGCTGATTGTACTGGGTCTGGCCCTATTTTTGATGCTTTTCGTGAAGCTGGTGGTTATACTTATGGCGGCTCTCAGATTGCTGATCGCCTAGAATCAGATCGAAGCTTCGCCTCACAGACTTTTAGCGAAGCGGGAATAGAAGAACCTAACTCGGAGAGCTTTAAAAGTTGGGAAGAAGGCGAAGCCTTTATAGCTGATATGTCAGAGGATATTCGATTAGTATTTAAGCCTGAGGGTAAGTGGTCGGGTAATCTACCATCTTATGTATCGAAAGATTCGGAAGATTTATTAGGATATATGAAGACGGCTAGAAGTATAATAGGCGAAGCCGAGCCGGAATTCGTACTACAAGAATTTATAGAAGGCATTTGTATTTCCAGTGAGGCTTGGTATGCCAAAGACCACTTCATTTTACCCACAAATCATACGCTTGAACGAAAGCAATTTCTATGCGGTGATCTTGGTCCCAGCGGAGGGTGTACTGGAAATATTGTCTGGCGATGTGATGAATCTAACTGTCCTTTGTGTCGGTCTCTTGAAAAATTGTCAGGATTTCTTGAAAAGCATCAATACAACGGGTGCATAGATATAAACTCCGTTGTCTCGAAAGAAGGCGAAATATATGCTCTCGAATTCACTCCTCGATTTGGCTACGACGCATTCCCAACGCTTCTATACGGTCTCTTTGACGGAGACTTCGGAGACTTCATCGAGTCTTGCGCCAAAGGCCGAGGACCTAATGAAATGCCGCTTAGACCTGGCTTCGCTGCGGGGGTTAGGATTTCGAATCCACCCTGGCCTTCCGAAGACTTTAAGTCTAAGGCGAATATACCAATACGAGGACTGCGCGGAGACTCTTTCGAGAGCTTCTATCCTTACGAAGTATCTAAGCGGGAAGACGGCCTCGTTACTAGCGGTGGTGTTGGAATAATTGGAGTAGCTATAGGTTATTCGGAGAGTTCGATAGAAGAGGCATTTGAAGACGCCTATAAAGTCTGTAAGAAGATTCAGCTTCAGGATAGTCAATATAGGACTGATCTATCAGATGTACTTAAGAGTGACTTACGAAAACTAACACGAAGTTTTAATAGTGTTAAGACAGCGAACACTTAAATATGGCATATACTAATGTATGGACGACAGGGGCTCCGTTAGATACCCAGGCAGCGAATCAAGGAGCCGTAGACTTCCGAGCTACGAAGCTTGATGTTATGCAGCGTATCGCTTCATTCGGAGCGGGTACTTTTGCTAATCGACCGACGCCGGAAGCTACTAGCGGAACTGCTGACTGGACTGGCGTCATGTACTGGACGACGGATACGAGTCAAGTATTCCGATGGAATGGCACTTCGTGGGATGATATAAGTCTTGATATACCTAGTGGAAATGGAATAGCTACAGCCCTAGCTACTACTGGAGCTCCTGTTAATGTAAGCCTCGCGGCTCCGCCTACAGTTGGTCAAATTCCGATTGCGACAGACGCGACTCATGCGACGTGGCAAACTCCTATTTTTATTGACCCTACTACTCTAGCCGCAGCTCTTGCTGCTATTGTACCTGCGACAGCCTCATATACTGGGTCAGGTGCAGGAATTTATACCTCTACAAGTACAGCGTTAGTTCCTGTAGATGCAGTAAATCTAGAGTCGGTAGTTACGATTCCGGTTGGTTGGAAATTGTTGATTTTCTCTAGCGGAACTTTCTATCTAACAGATCAAAATTGGAGTTATTTTGTTGCGTTAGTGGATGGTTCTACAGTTTTAACTCAGCGTTATGTAACGAAGGCAGATGAAAGTCCATCCGGAAGAATTGAAAGCCTTCCTTGGAGTTTATCGGCTGCTGTTACTGGGGATGGGGCTGCTCATACGATCTCATTGCAATTTGGGACTTTTAATCCTGCTAGTGCAGTTCAGATCCAGAATACTACCGGAGAAGATATACCGACACTTTTATTCTTTGTGACGCCTTCGAATTAAGATGCCATCTTTTATCAATAGAGCGGAGCAAAACGTAGTCGAGGAGCTTAATGAATTCTCGAATATAGGACCATTCGGTGGAATTCAAAGCGAAGTTCCTCTAGATCAAGTGGAGCAATTTGGTCAAGTAGATGTATTAAATATGTCTCTTCGTAAAAGCGTAGCTGAGACTCGTTCTGGATATACTATTCTACCTACATATCCTGATCCCGCAGATGAAGATACGACTGGAATAGCTGATTTTTACGATAATAGCGCCGCTAGGATTCAAGTAGTTATGACCCTTTCTAGGCTTATAGAATGGGATAGCTCCGCTCAGAATTGGAATGTTATAACTGGAGCTTTGACAGGCGGACCCTACGATCTCTTTACCTGGACCGTCGTAAACGATGAGCTATGTTTTTGTCAAGGCGTTGATCCAATTCAACTATGGGATGGTATAACTACTACTTTTGGACCTTCTGCCCCTGGCGTTGTAACCGCAGCAGTAGTTAATATTGGAGGGACTGGATTTGTTCTTGGCGATACTTTTACTATTCCTGGGGGAAATGGCAACTTCTCTGGGACAGTTCTAACAGTTTCGGGTACGACCGTTCTAACCTTTGCTATTACGAATCCTGGCGTAGACTATGCTATTGGAACTGGAATAGTAGCTACGGCGACGAGTGGTTCTGGTACTGGCTTAACTATCAATATAACGACTGTTATAACTGCCTCGTATCCGGCTAAATATCTGATGGAATTAGAAACTCATTTAGTAATAGCATATACTATTGAAGGTGGAACGCCACATACCCAACGGGTACGATGGAGCGGGGCTGGAGATCCTACAGACTTTACATCGCTGTCTAGTGGAGTTGAGGATATTCTCGGTGATCTCGGCCCTATAACCGGCGTTGTTAAGATATTCCAGACCGGCTATATCTTCCATCAATGGGGTGTTACTCAGATGATTCCGACTGGGGTTGGGACGAACCCATTTCAATTTGTACCTTTAACGACGAGAGCTAGAGGTAATACAGTACCATATAGCCTTGCGCCAGCAGGCGAGGAGTATGCCTGCTATATAGGCAAAGATAATGTATATAAATTTAATGGAACTAATAGTCTACCTATAGGCGATCAACCTCTGTCTGGTACATCTTCCGGTACGTCTGCGGATTCAGCAAAACGTATTGGGGCTAGAAGTCGTATATTCCAAGACTTGAAAAATACTGATCCTAGAAGTGTAGTCGGTTATATATCTGATACTATAAATGGCCAAGTATTCCCGGCTTACTGGATAATTATGCCTCAGTTTGGGAATACAATTATATGGGTATATAACCTTGACGAACAAAACTGGGCACGTTTTACTTTCTCGGGTACTATATCTACCCTCGGACGATTCTTTAAGGATGAATTTACGAGATGGGAAGATTTAGTTGGTACTTGGGCCGATCAGACTTTAGACTGGGATCAGTTCCCAGGTATTAATCCCTTTGA